GGTTCTTGCAAACCGTGTCCAAGAATCGGCCACGGCGAATACGACTGTAAGCTTCACGCTGACCGGTGCGGTACTGGGCTTTCAGACGTTTGCCGTCATTGGCGACACCAACACCACCTACTACTCGGCCACGGATACGTCGGGTAACTGGGAGGTGGGTCTTGGTACGTACTCCACGAGCGGCCCCACGCTGACCAGAACGACCATCTACGCCTCCAGTAACGCTGGCAGCGCGGAGACCTTTGTCGATCCCGTCAGCGTCTTCGTCACCTACCCGTCGGGCCGGTCGGTCAATCTGGACGGCAGCGGCAACGTCTCTGCGCTGGGGACTGTGGCCTCTGGTACGTGGCAGGGATCGACCATTGCTGTGGCGTATGGCGGCACTGGAGTTACGACCTCTTCCGGTGCCAACTCTTTGGTGTTGCGTGATTCCAACTCTAACATCACGGTTAACCGGCTCAGTCAGGGCATTCAAACCATCACCGCCTCGGGCGGCACAACGGTCCTGACGGCTGCATCGCAGTTCAACCAAACGCTGGTGGGCACGGGTGGGCATACGTTTCAGTTGCCTGATGCCACGACGCTGACGGACACCACAACGTTCCAGTTCAACAACAACGCGACTGGCACGCTGACAATCACAAACAACGCAAGCGCAACGGTTGGCGAGATTGCTTCGGGAGGTGCGGCGGGTATTGCGTTGTTAAACAACACCACCATCGCTGGCACATGGGATGTACATGCGTATATCCCTGAGAACGTCACTTGGGGTACGAACTCCCTGTATCTGAACTCCACCATTGTTACCGGGGGCACTTGGCAGGGCGGCACCATTCAGCCAGCCTACGGCGGCACGGGCCTGACTTCGTTTGTCGGGGCTAATAACGCGCTGTATTCCACCGGGTCCACGACGCTGACTGCCGGGACTTTGCCTCCCGCAGCGGGCGGTACGGGTGCTACAGCCACCCCCACAAACGGCCAACTGTTGATCGGTAACGGCACCGACTTTGCCGTTGCATCGTTGGGTTCCGGCACAGGTATCAGCACAACGACTGGCTCTGGCACGCTGACCATCAACAACACGGGCGTTACTTCGTTCAACGCTGGCACGACGGGTTTGACTCCGACCACAGGCACGACGGGCGCGGTGACGCTTGCTGGTACTTTGGCGGTTGCCAATGGTGGTACGGGCGAAACAACTCGGCAAGCCGCAATTGATGCGCTGGCTGGAGCAGTCACGTCAGGCCAGTATCTGCGGGGCAACGGCACCGATGTGGTGATGTCCGCTATTCAAGCGGCGGATGTTCCAACGCTCAACCAGAACACAACGGGCACTGCTGCCAACGTCACGGGTATTGTGGCGGTTGCCAACGGTGGTACGGGCATAACTTCTTTTGGTACCGGCGTTGCCACGGCGCTTGGTGTCAATACCGGCTCTTCTGGCGCGTTCGTTGTTAACGGCGACGCACTGGGTACTCCTTCGTCCGGCAACGGCTCCAACCTCACATCTTTAAACGCCAGCAACCTTGGTTCAGGTACTGTTCCCGACGCTCGATTCCCCGCTACTCTCCCGGCGGCTAGTGGAGCTAACCTCACATCTTTAAACGCCAGCAATCTTGGTTCAGGTACCGTTCCCGATGCTCGTTTTCCTGCAACGCTTCCGGCAGCTAGTGGAGCTAACCTCACGGCGCTGAACGCATCCAACCTTGGTTCAGGTACCGTTCCTGACGCCCGTTTTCCCGCAACGCTTCCGGCAGCCAGCGGGGCCAACCTCACATCCTTGAACGCCAGCAACCTTGCATCTGGCACGGTGGGCACTGCACGACTAGGTTCAGGCACGGCAGACAACACGACGTTCCTTCGTGGTGACGGCACTTGGGCTACGGCTGGCGGCACTCCTACCACGGCTCAGGTACTTAGTGCCACTGCTGGCGCGGCAGTAGGTGATGTTGGAAGCTATGCAATGCTTATAACAAATTCGTCCCCAACTAGTAACAATCCAGGGGCTACTCGCTCAGGTGGTAACCTTAAATATTCATCCGTTAATAATTTTAATCCGGGAGGCACTCTATCAGGTACATGGAGATGTATGGGATATGGAAGAAGCACTGATGGGTATAGTGATTTTAACCAAACAACTGTCTGGCTTCGTATTTCTTAAGGAATTTTATGCAAGCAGTTCTTACTTCTTTGGTAAATCCCCGCTGGACAAATGCAGAGCAAACTACGATCGACTGCGAGATTACTACCTCACAATTTGGTGATGAAGTCCTACCATTTACCGCAAATCAAAACGACGTTGCCGCGCATGGTCGCGCCATGTTTGCTGATCTTGTCGCCGGAAAATACGGGCCTATTGCAGAGTATGTTCCGCCTCCCCCCGAGCCAGAGATTACCGCCACGCCTTCTTCCGGCACCGTTCCTTCAAGTGTCCTATGAGTGACCCCATTGTCCACATTGGCTGCGTTGCCAACCTGTATTCCCGCATGATGCACTTCAAGCAGGCAGGCGACATGGAGATGGGCCATACACATCAGTTTGATCACCTAACGCTGCTGGCAAAGGGCAAACTCCAGGTCACGGTAGATGGTGTGGCTACGGAGTTCACAGCGCCGCACATGATCTACATCCGCGCTGACAAGAACCACGAGCTGGTGGCGCTCACCGACGAGACGGTGGCGTACTGCATCCACGCACTGCGCGATGGTGATGGTGTTGACGACATTCTTGACCCGTCTATGATTCCGCAAGGGGTCAGCCCGTTGTCAGTGGCTAGGCCAGTTGCTAAATAATCTTTTATGTTCGGAATTGCAAGCTTCGCCCAAACCCCGTTTGCCTCACTGGCAGGGACGAACTTTGCCCTCTCCATCACGGAGAACCTGAACTCTGACGATGCCAGCACCCAACTGTCCGCATACCTCCAGTCCATCACTGAGATCATCACCGAGAGCGATATTGAGGTTACCGGGACCGGGCTGTTTTTTGGCACCATCAACGAAACCCTGACATCCGATGAGTCCATTGTTGGTGGCTTTCAGATTTTGTTCTCCATCAGTGAGGACGTTGTCCCGGCTGACACCCCGATCATTGAGGCCCAGTTCGCCCAGTCCGTGACAGAAGACGTAGTCCTTGCAGATGACCCGGTGATTTTCTTTGCTGCACTGCAAACCCGGCAAGAGGACATTCTGGAAGTGGCGGATGCCAGCGCCCAGCAGTTTGCATTTCCCCAGACCATTACTGAAAACTCCGCGCTGAATGATGTCCGGGCTATCACGGCCCAGTTTGCTCAGTCTGTGACTGAAGCGGTCACTATGGATGATGTCCGGGTCATTGCCGCGCAGTTTGCCGCTGCTGTGGCTGAAGGCATGACGGCTGAAGATGCCGCGACCATCATTCGAATTTTTATGGACTCCATCACGGAGAACTTCGGGGCCGAGTCGGTTGAGACCGCCATTTCCGCCTTCCTCAACAGCATCGCAGAAAACATCAACGTCAACGATGTCCCGACTATCACGGCGGCGTTTACTGCGGCGATCAGTGAGAATACGGTGCTGGCCGAGCGCTTTGGCGTTGGTGGTTGGGTCAAGATCATCAGCACGCAGAACCCTGACTGGGCTGGCATTGATGACAGCCAGAACCCCGGCTGGCAAAATATCAACACCGAATAATCGGAGCCTTACATGAGCACCTACTCCCCCAGCCTGCGAATTGAGCTAATCACGACGGGCGATCAAGCCGGTACGTGGGGCAACACGACCAATACGAACCTTGGTACTCTGATTGAGTCTTCGATTGCCGGGTATGTGTCCGTCTCCATTACCTCGGCCAACCAAGCGCTCACGGCCCTGAACGGCGCTCCTGACGAATCGCGCAACATGACGATTGCGCTGACCACGACGACGGCTGCCAACTTTGCGGTCTACGCTCCTCCGGCGGAGAAGACCTACGTCATCTACAACGCCAGCGCCTACGTCGCCACGATCTACAACTCGACGACGCTTGGAAACACGACCGCTGCCGGTACCGGGGTGGCTATTCCTGCGGGCAAGACCGCGACGATATGGACGGAAGGCACCAACTTCCGGTTGCAGAACACCTATCTGGCTTCGCCCACGATTGATACCCCGACCATCTCTTCTCCCACGATGACGGGAACCCCGGTTGCGCCCACGGCTGCACCGGGCACGAACACCACGCAGGTTGCCACCACGGCGTTTGTCACTGCCGCTACGACCGGTTTGGGGACGATGGCAACTCAGAACGCCAACAACGTGGCGATTACCGGTGGTTCAATCACAGGCATCACTGACCTTGCCGTGGCTGATGGCGGTACTGGGGCATCCACGGCGGCAAACGCACGTACAAACCTTGGCACCGACGATGCGGCCAACTTAACTACCGGCACCGTTGCTACCGCACGCCTTGCCACCTCCGGTACGGCAAGCTCTAGCACCTTCCTGCGCGGTGATCAGACATGGACTGCGGTGGCTGGTTACACTGGCCCATTGGGAATGCAGGCGTTCACAAGCAGCGGCACTTTTACCGTGCCAACCGGGGTTACCTCTGTAAAAGTTACCGTTGTTGGCGGAGGCGGCGGGGTGAACGTATCTTCAGGAAATCCTTCTAGGTCTGCTGCTGGCGGTATGGCGCAAAGAGTGGTTACAGGTCTAACGCCCGGAGGGACTGTTTCTGTAACTGTAGGGAGTGTTGGCGCTAACTTTACGACCCCACCATTTAACGTCGCTAACCGAGGTGCTACAGGCGGGACATCTTCATTTGGCGCATTTTGCTCTGCAACTGGAGGGCAAGGTGCTACAAGTGCAACCGTCAGTATCGCTACTGGTGGGGCTGGTTCTGGTGGAACATTAAATATTAATGGGCAATCCAGCATAAATATTTCTGCTCAAGCGGGCGGTTTTACCCCGCTTGGTTTGGGTATGCCCGGATACGCGGCCATAGGCTGTTGCGGCAGCCCTAACATTTCAGGAAGTGGCTACGGCTTTGGTGGGTACTCTGCTGGAGGCACTAATAGCAATCCGGTTGCAAATGGCGGCGGCGGTGTTGTGATTGTTGAGTGGTAAGGAAAACACATGAAACAAGCTTTAATTTCTCCCAATGAGCCGCGTGAAACCGGCTACCGCGTAGCCGAGGTGTGCGATGTTGTCTTTGAAGTTGCTTCTCCGCTCTTCTGGGTCGCGTGCGCCGATGATGTGGTTGCAGATGAATATTGGTACGACCCCACCAATCAAACCATCAAGCTTGTTCCACAGCCTGAACCGGCGCCAGACCAGCCAGCAACTTTCGGAGCGCAGACGCTATGACCCAACCCGTCGCTCCGCGCTTTACCGTCACCCAAGATGGCACCACCCTGAACGTGTTTCACGCCAATAAGGGCGACGGGCTGCCGCGTCACGACCATCTCTACTCCCACCTGACCATGTGCCATGCCGGTAGCTGCATTGTGCGCAAAGAGGGCCGAGAGCTGGTGATGACCAAAGACACGCAGCCGGTCAATCTGGTGGCCGCCGAGTGGCATGAGATCGAAGCGCTTGAAGACGGCACGGTGTTCGTGAACGTCTTTGCTGAAGACAAATACTGATAAGACAGTCATGATTGATCCGTTCACCGCGTTTGCCGCCGCGCAGGCTGCGGTAGCGGGCATTCAAAAGGCCATCAAATTAGGCAAGGACGTTAACGGCCTTGTCGGGGAGTTCAGCCGTTTCTTTGACGCCCGAGATGCCGTTCAAAAGGCCGCCAACGACGCAGGCAAGTCCGGCAAGTCTGATACCGGCAGGGCGATGGAGATCGTCATGCAGGCCAACCAACTGCGTGA